CCATATCGATCATGCGATCCATAATACCCAATTGTGCAACCAGATCCTTTGGTTTGTTGACAACAGGTGTCCCAGTCAGCAAGATGATATATTCTTTCCCGGATGCAATGCCTTTGCAAAACTTGGTCTGCTGGGTGGCCGTTGATTTGACTTTATGCGATTCGTCGATTATCACGGACTTGAACAGTTTGATCGTGTTGTGAAATTCGACATCTTTCAATGTCCATTTCTCTGCTTTCATGATCCGCCGGACAAAGTATTTTCGTAGGCTTTCGTAGTTTACGATAAAAACCTGGTTCATGCCTGTCTGCCAGAAGAAAGGCCAGCTATCGCGGACGGAATCGGTTAATACCATCGCTTTCTTGTCTGTAAACTTATGCCATTCCCTTTGCCAATTGATCTTGACAACATTCGGGCAGATTACCAGGCAGGGGAAGGCGTCGGCCTTGTTGATAGTGGCGATGCTTTCAAGTGTATTGTGCGTTACAATATAATTGTTTGTCAGATACAAATGATCCGGAGCGGTTACGCTTATACATACGGAATCTTCCTCTCTAATATATTCGATAGACGAGATATACCGTGAACAATAGTTCGTCTTTTTGATGTTCCATTCGGCAGCTTTCCGTTCGAGGTAGAACGGGCAAACCTTGATCCTCACGTTTACTTGAAACTCCACGCCTTTACCTTCATTTCGCCTGTCGTACCTGCGTATGATCGCCTGTCCTCCAAGGGAACGTACCAAAAGGGCAATGTCACGTGCCATGCCATAGGAAAGGGTACTGTAGGTGATCCTGTTTTTCTTTCCCGATCCATCTGTATCCATCAAACCGCGTAAGAGGTCGATGCGCTGTTCCACCGATCCGTGCATGTATTCGTATGGTATGAATTTCTCTACACTCGGTTTGTCTGCTTTGAGCCGTTTGATCTCTTGGTAAAAACGATTTTCGTGGACTGTCGGATTCTTTGTAATGTTGTATCGCGGACACGTGGCGTAATCGTCCCGTATCAATAGCATGTCGCCGGGTAAAAGTTTTCTTACCCTTTCGGCAATAGCCACATCCATATCCGGTGTAGAGAAAGACAGTTTTCCGTTACCACCGCAAAGATGGCCGTCTCCCAAAAGTACCCCCATGATGTAAGGATGGATGATGTATAATCTTTCCTTGTACTTCACAGGTTCACACATTGGGATTTCCCATTTCCGTCTTGTATGGTTATGGCCAAAACCTTTCAGGTTGTAGGTTACGCCGGAATCCATGATCTCCTGTGTTGTCTTGGTGATCCATCCTTTCCCCTTTCTTCTACGGTTGACATCTCGGACACACCACAGATGTTCTGGCCCGCATTCACAGGATACGCCATCAGAGAACGTAACTTTGAACACGCGGCGTTCTTTTTGTGGAAACACGCCGCTTACGGCATATACATTTCCGTCCCTGCCGAATATCTCGTCTCCAATTTGTAACTCTCCGATCCGTCTGAAGCTGTTTGGAGTAGCCACGTAACTACTGACCGGTTGTTGTTTACCAAGTCCCATATCGTCTCCATTGATAAACCGTTTCAGTTGCAAGCCTCGTGCAATTCCTTGCAGTTGATAGGGGTAAGGCTGTACTTTCAGTCCATGTTCTCCGTCTAGTTCCGGCATTTCCGGTATTTGAAAAGCAACATCCTCCTCTGTCTGTGATTGTGCAATCGTTCCCCATTGTACCGGTTCGAAATGGCGGACGTAATAAGTCAATTGATCCAATTCTGCTTTGCATTTGTTGGTTGCCGGAATCAGCCATGCGCCCGTTTGTTTGTCCCACCAGCGGATGGAAACAGAGCTTTTCAGCTTGTCTACAACCTGCTGGCGGTATCTGTCAAACTTCACCGCATAACATTGCCCTTTTTCTGTATTTTGCAGTGTAATTGTCATAGTGGTAGGTGTTATGCAAATTCGTCAAACGCTTTTATCTCTTCGGCGACATCCTCCATTTCTGCTTTTTTCTTGCGGCCGCGTTTCTTCGGCTTCGGCTCTGCTTCTCCGGTAATATCTGCTTCTTCGGGAACATCGAAATCGAACGATTCTTGTTTGATTCCATATTTTCCGCCGAACAGGTAAGCGTCCACTTCGTAGTCAAGTCGGCTGACCGCCTGTTTTAAAGCATCTCCATACGGATATCCCTCGCCGGATTCGTCTTCGAATTTTGTAAACGGGACGGAAAGGTTAAGGACTTGTCCGCTTTTCAATAGCTTTTGTGCCTGGATAGAAACACCGGCCGATTCGTCTGATCCACCTTTGCTATACCCCGTGACAACGATATTTTTCAGTTTCTCATTCAGATCATCATCCGAAGGATTTTCGATATTTACAACTCCGGCTTCTTGCATTTCGCAAATCTTGACGGCATGAGTCTTTAACAAACTCATGGCATATAACAGGTCCGGATGAACGAATTGCTGGGATGATTTGGTTACTTCGTTCTTGTAGTTTGCTTCTACAAATCGCTCTGTATAATCTGCCGTTACCTGGTTGTTCTTGAGCTTAACTTTTTGAATTTCATACACAGGTTGTTCTTTTACTAATTCATCTTCCATACTTTTTAAAATTTAGGATTGTTATAACTTTGGGGCGCTAAGGCCATTTCTGCTTTTGCTTTACTGATTACAGTGCGACACCATTCCAGTTGATGAGTCGCGGTCCGGTTCAAACGCTCACACCAATCGACAAGATATTGTTCATCTTTGCACAGACTGTCAATGATAGCATTTACTGCCTTGGAGGTAGCCCCGGCACGTGAGGCTGTTTCCCGTAACGTATCGAAGACTTCCGATTTCTTTTTCCCGTTCAGATGGTATTTGGCATCTGCTAACAGTTTCCCGGTCCGGGCGATATAGACGGCAAGGTCGTTTCCACGTAGGACAGCTTCTTGGACTTCTTCACTCATGGTAATATTCAGATAGGAATCAATAGCTGCCAACTCGTTGGATATTTTATCTATGGGTGTGATGTTTAAATTCATGTCTGTTTGTCTTTAAAATATATCTTCCGAAAAAAAGGATATCCTATTTATTTTCAACCGAACAGCATCCACCACCGGAAGGCAAGTTCTTCGTATTTTTCTTTACCTTTCTGGTAAATCGTATCGCCTCGTTTAATGAATGCTTTGAACACTTTTTGATTTTTCTTGGAGATACCATAGATGAAATCCTGCCGACTGCCTGCGATATCCATATACCAGGCGCGGGAACGGTCCCAATCGAAAAAGTCAATAGCTTCATCGAATTGTTTTTGTGTGCTGGCAAAAGTGCTTTTCAGGTCTCCCCCAAATCCGTAGGTCGGAAGCCACCAGTCCCATTTGCA